TTTTTTTGATAACACCCCGGTGAAGAGGTTGACAGCTTGTGATAAAATGAGGAAGAATTTTAAGATCTCGTTTTCAAAAGAGAGTTGTCAACATACGGAGACGTGTGGGTGCAAGATAACATTAGAGGGAGTAGGCCCAAAGACAGAAGGATTGAAATATACTGCGATAAGTGACAAGTTAACAGAACAGTATTTAGAGGCGGCATCGTATGTGAATACATTTGATTTTGACACGAAAGTGTCAGACCCAGCTCCAGTTCAATCAGAGGAGCAGTTCTTTCGTTCCAATATTCAGGATGGGACAACAGTGCGACCGATAGATCCTGTAACTGAAAATCATCGACCGAGATGGCCAGACTCCGTGTTGTTGTGTTCACTGGATCCAAGAGTGACCAATGCGTTGAGGAGGTCGGATTATAGGTATATGCGGTATAAGTTCCCATATATGAATGTATCATGGTCAATGATGAAGGAGATATGGGGGGAGACAGAAGGAGTGCCCTCTCTGCGAGTACTGTGCTTGCGGAGAGAATCTATGTTTCATTGGGCGTGTGGGAAGACAAATGGCCACCCACATGTAGTATCAGCGATGGCAAACTTGTATCCGAGGAAATTAGCAAGAGCAATTCTAACAATGTCACGAGAAGAATTGAGGGATTTGCCACGGGAACCGCTGGGATTTTTAAATGAGGCGATGGACGTGTTGTATCGGAAGATGAGGGTAGATTTAACAAAAAAAGACTTGTGGAAGCTTTCTTTTGCACAGTTGAAGGACATGTATATGGGAGCCTCTAATGGTGATAGTGAGGGGAAACGTTTTACGATCCATCCGACAGAATCACACCCAGTGGAGATAAAGGTTTCACCAAAAGGGAAGAAAATAGATACTTTTGAGCAGGAGGTTGATGCGATACTACGATTTTTGCGAACAGGGGAGGAGCCGAATATTCCCTGGGTAGTCCCGCCAAAAGATGAGAATTTTTTTGATTTTGGAAAGCAATGGTCAGAGGAACAGTGGCAAAAATTTGAGGAGAAACTTCGTGTTTTTAATATACCATGTTCTCTTTATATACTAATGGAGCGAATGGTTTCCCACATTAGGCATATGAGAGAGCGTGGTTGGGTGATTAGAATAGGCCACAGATGGTCCCATGGGGGAGCGGATTCCTTAGCGAGGTGTCTGGGAATAGATCTTACGAATTGCTGGAGTCCGGAATTGGTGGAAGGGGATGCTAAGCTTTATGATCAGACGGTAGCAGAATTGTGGACGAATTTGTACTGGTCAACGATGTCAAATTTTGTAGATCCGCGGAGTCCAGAGTATGCATGTTATGAGAAAGTAGTGAAGTTTTTGTTAAAGAACATGATAGTACGCCTTACACAACTCTTAGGCTCAATTTGGGGAGCTGTGAAAGGAGGAGTTCCTTCTGGAGCATATAATACTTCCCACATGGATTCTTGGATAATGGGGATGTATATTATTCTCTTCTGTGTGTGGCAGGTTCATACTGCCCCGGAAGAGGATCAAGAGGAACTAGAACGGGATCTTTTAGCGGTAGTAGCATTAATAGTCTACGGTGATGATCATCTTTATCGAAAGGGATTAGGGAAGGGAGCTGTGTATTTCTCCGGCGCGGCCTTTGTGAAGTTTATGTGGGACCACTTTCGTGTATTGGTACGTGATATGAAAGATGGAGTGTGTTTCGCTTCAAAGGTTTCGGCGGGGTGGATTATGGAGTGTGGAGCTACATTCTTAAAACATCAGATGGTGGTGAATTTGAATAGGGATCCTGGTCAGCCTTTTTTTTTGCCTTTTAGGGAATCGAGGGAATTTCTTATTAGAGCTGTGTGGGGGCGAGTGACGAAGACGAGGGATGTTGTGGATACGATGTTATCAATAATAGGTCATGCATATGGAACTTATGCGTCGAATCGTGATGCGTATGATCGGATGAAAGTTTTTTATTCAGAGTTATTGGTATCAGATACTCTGATGACAGATCTGGCGGGTGTTATGAGAAATCGAGTCACAAATGATGATTTGAAAAAGTGGCGACAAATGGGACTTTCGGTGGATGAGGTGGTATCTGGTTTCCCAGCGTGGGAAACACTGGAGAAGAAGAATATTGTGGATGAAACGTATCAGGATATCTCCTTACGAGTGAACGAAGAAGAAGAAATAGATATAGAAGAAGATTGGTAAGCGGTCCAATATTGGTGTGAGTAGCCATGAGGAT